GGCTTTCTTACTATCTTTCGTCTTTGCTATTTGTTCAGGGGATTTAAGTAACTTACCTAGTTTCACAACGGCACTAGGAAGAGGCAGCCAGGCACAAAACCCGCTGCACGTGGGCATCCACCACCCTTTCAAAAAGGTGATTTGATGCAAATCCTGCGTATTTTTCAACTTAACAGCAAATCCGAGGTCTCTAGCCGATTTTACCAAATCTTTTTCATTTTTCTGAATTGTATGAATATACATTGCTGTAGTAGCCATTGAATTAAGAAGTGTAGTCAACGTAATTCCAGTTGGCATCTGTGTACCTGCATGACCTCTAGCCCGCATAAAATGTTTCTGCATTGTATACGGAGCACGGCAGCAGAAACAGACCGCGTCTAAAAACCAATCTGGGGCTCCCAATTCTTTCATCCAATGGAGAGAAAGACTCAAAGGTCCTTCATCTTGTGTGTGATCAAACTTAGACTGGTCGGCTTCGGAGAAGGGAATTTCAGGATTGAAAGCACCCCATCCGACTACCGAATCGTCTCCTGAAACGGCTATAACAGTGTCCGGACCGGACAAAGAATTGCCAATTTCAGTCAGTTTCTCTTGATCATAACCCGCGGCAAAATATATTCTAACAACAAAACCTCCAACTTCATAAGGTTTACCGTCGAAAAGTTCATGCGCAACACTCGTCATTGCTCGCGACCAAGGTGACATCATTGCATGTAGGCGAGGATCTAAATTAATAATGGCTCTGGGTTTCATAGTAAAAATTCCATTACAATCCTTGTCAACAGGCAAAGTTTCGTTCCATTTCAAAGTGATTTGTTTGGTCATTGCGTTTAAATCACCTCGTATCACCTTCTCGTTAGCTGCTAAAATCCTATTCCCTCTCTTTCCCATCAAAGCCGCACACTGTTGCACTGACAACAGCTGGTTGACCGAGTACGAAAAGATTCGAGAAAAGGTTGGCTGTAGCTCAAGCCAGTTGGCATGTCTTTCTTCAGGTTTAGGAAAACCGACGAACGGGTCATTATGGGTTCTCCAAAGGGCTGCCAACAGTAAATTTTTACCGTTGTTCGCAGGTTGCCAAAGTAAGCCATTAGTGATGAGGACCGGCCACATCAAATTCTTACCTTCCTCAGGAATTACCTGTAATGCTATCTCAGGCGTTGTTTTTTGATTCGCCAATTCAACGGAAATTTCTCCGCGAAAAGACTTCGGACAAGACTCCGCTTTGGAAGTATACGGTTCTAGAGTTGTATTGACGGGCAAGTCTACAACTAAAGA